CTGCGATACGAACTGGTCGATTTCGTGTTGTAGAAGCAGGAAACCAGCTTTATCAGTTGTTTGCCCCGCTTGCTCCGGGGGATTCTGATGTGCTCCTGAGAGCTGCCCAGAGTCTTGTAGCAAAGTCAACAAAGAAGGGTCTTGATTTAGCTGCAGCGTTAGTACGGCCTGTAGTGCAGACTCCAATCGCCGTAACCATCCCAAAATCATCACTTGAATTAGAAGCAAAGCGAGTCCGAGAATACCTATTCCGACATACACAATCATTTGCAATCAAAGCGGAGGAAATAATTACAGAAGGCGTAGAAAAAGGTCATTCCGTAGAGAAGATGACCGAGGAGCTGCGCCGAGGCACGAATGTCCTTAAAAGTCGTGCTGAAATGGTTATCAGGACAGAATCATGTAGGGCTCATTTCCAAGCAAAAATGGCATCGTTAAAGGCCAATGGATTTAGGTTGGTTATGTATTACGCTACTCCAGACGAAAGAACCTGTCCCTATTGTGCAGCCCAATCGGGGCGTATTTTCAAAATCGAGGCGTTCCCAGCTCTGCCCAGACATCCACATTGCAGATGTGACGTAGTCCCATATTCAAAAGATCCTTACGCAACATCGTCACCGTATGATGCTGCCCGCAAAGCACACCGAAAAGAAGTTTTGAGTTACGCTAAAGCCAGGGGCATTCGGTTAAACGAAGGTCCTGCCGCCTTTGAGTTATCTGATCCTTTACCGTTTAGAAAAGATGGCAAAGATAGGTAAGTCTGATAAACCTAGATATAGTTTTAAGACGAAGAAAGAAGCAGAGAAAGCCGCTCAGGAACTAGGACTCAAAGGCACACATACACACCAGGGTGAGAGCGGCACCCTTTTTATGCCAGGCAAGACGCATCAGGAATTCATGAAAGCGCAACAGGGTAAAGGCGACGGCCACGGGATGGACAAAAAGAAAAAGAACAAGTATCTGGCAGCCCGTGATGCCATGTATAAGAAGCTGCTCAAGGACATGGGCGGTTATCGCAAGTACGCCGAAAAGAACAAGGTCGATAAACACAAAAAGAAATCGCCCTACATGGACGGCATTGCTAACGACGAAGGCACGATCGGTCGCGAGTTCGACAAAGGTCTGTGAGTAAGTTCACCGACAAGAAACTCCACGCCCAAGCCGTTGCAGCGGCCAAGCGTAAATTCAAGGTATGGCCCTCGGCCTATGCCTCGGGGTTCGTCGTGCAGCATTACAAAAGGCTCTACAAGAAAAAGCACGGCTCTACCAGCGGTGCTTTCCGTGGCGACAACCTGGGCAAGTGGTTCGGGGAGAAGTGGGTAAGGATCGGCAGCACAGGAAAAATCGCAGGCCCATGCGGAGGTCGATCAGAGAAAGAGGGCAAGCCGAAGTGTCTGCCCCGTGCAAAGGCCCAAGCGATGTCTGTAGAGGAGCGCAAACGGCTGGTAGCCCGTAAGCGCAAGAAAGATCCAAATCCAGACAGACGTGGCAAGGCAATCATGACCAGCAGCAAGACCTCAAAAGATGCTGAAACACTGGGTAAAATGAGCAAGCAAAGTAATCCCAAACGCGACAAAGTACGGGAGCGGCTTGCAAAATTGATGGACGCTTACAAGAACTCAAACAGATACTGATCTACTGCGCTAGACAGAAGCAGCCAAAGTCCGGGGCTTGCCAGGTAAAACGTCTGTTTTGACAGGTTCTTTGGGAGAGATGGCGTTTGAGAGCCATTTTTTCAGAGAAGGTCGCCTAATAGCAGCACCCAGATTTGACCTGTTTAAGGTTGATTTTGTTTTGGAGTGGGGTAACAGACTTGTAAAGGTACAAGTCAAAACAATGTCAAAAAATTGTAGAAACAATGGTTACTCAATCTCTCTTTGTACCACCAGAGATGGCGATAAGCGACAGCCATATACATCCGATGAAGTCGATTATTTTGGGGTCGTCAATTTAGACAACGGTAACATTTGGTTAATACCCCTAAACGCAACAGAAGGAAGGCGAAGATTGACATATGTAGATCCAAAGCTGAGGCGCTTTAAGAAGATAAATAGTTTTGATTGGGATAAGTACCGCATAAAGTGATCCTACGAGTAAGAGTTTGTTTCTATTACTTAATTTTCGTTAGTATCGAAGTATGGAACAAGTTTCTAGGTACGATTACGGCCAAGTGACTTCTAAGGAGAAAACTCCTGAGGGTTACTTAAAAGTCTGGTGCAAAGCTGCCCGAACAGGAGTCCAGCTTTATACACGGGGTGATGGCACGCAAGTGCGTGAATATCGCCCAGAAGATGAGGTCTCAAACCCAGAATCTCTTGCTTCTTTCGGTATGAAAGCTGTCACAATGGGGCATCCCAGAGTGGCGCTGGATTCTGAGAACACCAAGTTATATCAGATCGGTCACGCTGGTAGCGAAGTCCGATACTCAGACGGTTTTGTTCAAGTTGCCGTTCTCATCACTGATGAAAAAGCAATTTCAGCAATCGAACGAGGCGATGCTCAGGAAGTAAGCGCGGGTTACCGCGTCGATTACGACCCGACTCCTGGTGTAACTCCAGACGGGCAGTCCTATGACGGCGTCCAAAGGAACATTCTCGCGAATCATATTGCGGTTGTTCCCAGGGGTCGTGGAGGTAGGGAGGTCCGTTTGTTGCTCGATTCGTGTGATCGCAACGATGCGGTTGCCGAATTGGAACCCCCGTCGAACTCGCCAATTATCCCCATGGCCACCATTCAAATCGACGGAATGGGACTCGAACTTCCTGCAGATGTTGCTGGGGCCGTCTCTTCATTCGTGAAGGATAGTGAGCGCACCACGACGGAACTCCAGCAAAAGCTGGATGCACAGGAGGAACAGATCCAATCCGTGAACCTTGAGAAGTCTGAAGTTCAGGACCGCGTCGATGCGGCCAATGAGCGTATCAAAGAACTTGAGCAGCAACTGGCTGATGTCACTGCTGCAACCGAGCAACGCGACGACGCTGCAGAAATCAACGATGCAGTAAACAAGCGTCTGCAAGCTCTGCAAAAATTCGCCCCAATTCTGCCTGAAGATTTTAAATTTGACGGACAGGACGAACCCGCTCTCATGGCCATGGCTTATGAGAACGTGTTTGAAAAGGCACCTCGCGAAGACGCCAGCGCTGACTACCTTCTGGGAATCCTGGACGGTGTTCTTGCAGCGATGGAGGACATTTCAGAGGATGAGGAAGAGATCAAAGCTGACTCTGAATTCGTCCCCGAAGAGGATGGCTCAAACGTGGCCGAGGTCCGCGCAGCTATTGCCCAAGTGCAAGCTGTTGAGAAGCTCGACGCAAGTGATTCCTACCGCGATCAACTGCTGAACGGTTGGAAGAGCAATCTTTCTGCACACGCCTGATAGGAGAAAAAACTAATGGCTGTTTCTTACACCACCACTACCGGTTCTCCGGCTGGTGTTCAAGGCTCTTACGAGCTTAATTTGACCAAAGGGCACGAAGGGATGCTTGGCAATGCCACTTCCTACACCGCCCTCGCATACGAAAACGAGTCCGGCGCGGTTATTCCGTTCGGCCACGCTGTGATCAACAACGGATCCGGCACTGCAGACCTTTCTGCCAAGCTGCCCGCTGGTGCTTCTGCCACCGGAGTTGTGGGTATTGCACTGGATAGTCTGACCTACGTTCTTGACGACAACGCCAAAACATCTGATGGCCGTAAGGGCTATCCAGCTGAGAAGGCTTGTAACATTATGAGCGAAGGTATCGCGTATGTGTATAGCGCCCACGCCATTTCTGTTGGCGATGCTGTGCGTCTATTCCACACCGATTCTGCCTCTGTGGGTAGCAATTCGGGTTACGCCGGGAGATTTGGAAAGACAGCGGAAGCAGGAAAAACCTTCGAGGTGACTTCTGGCGCTCGCTGGCTGAGCAGCTGCGCTGCTGGTGGCATTGCTCTCCTGGAGATCGACGCTGCTGCACTCGCTGTGACCGCCGATACTTGATAACTAGGAGGTACTAACTAATGTCTGAAATCCGAAATGACGAGGTAGGTATCTACCTAGCCCGCGAATTAGAGACGATCTTAAGCAGGACTTATGAAGTTTCTTACAGCGACATCGTCTATCAAAATCTGATTCCTGTCAGCCAGGAAGTTGGCGAAGCCGCCGAGTCTTATACATACCGAATCTTCGATGCTCAAGGCAGCATGAAGATCATCCAGGATAAGGCATCCGATCTGCCCCGTAGCGACGTGCTCCGCAAGGAAGTCACCGCAAAGGTGGTCACGATTGGTGGTTCTTTTGCTTACACCGTGGCTGAAACCCGCGCAGCGGCTACCATCCCTGGGATGAACCTTGAGCAACGTCGTGCGAACGCAGTACGTCGATCCTCGGAAGAGAAAATCCAGGATATTGCTTTCTTTGGTGACAGCAGCGTCGGTCTGGAAGGTTTCTTCAATTCACCACAAATTGACAAGGTGGTGCCTAACAAATGGTTCACTGATTCGGCAACTACAACCGATGAAATGATCGACCTTTTGAACGAACCCGCCACCCGGATTGTTTCTAATAGCCGTCAAAAAGAGCGTCCCAATACGCTTCTACTTCCGCTCGATGCTTATCGCAAAATATCGACGACTCCTCGCTCCAGCACAAGTGATACCACAGTTTTGGAGTTTTTCCTGCGGACCAATCCTTACATCCGTTCTGTTGAACCCATCAACGAACTGGCCGCCGCTAATGGCAGCCTTTCTAAGGATCGGATGATCGCTTACGATCGTTCCCCTGACAAACTGCAGCTGCACCTGCCTAAGACTCTGGAGTTCCTCCCCCCGATCCGTCAGGGCCTGGAATTCTCCGTTGCTGCTATGGCTAAGGTCGGTGGCGTTTCTCTGTACTATCCCAAGTCCGCTATCGTTCTTGAGAAAGCCTGATAAGGGTTAATTTCTTTAGATCATGCTCGTAATTTACAACCCTCAACTCGAAAACCCGCCCCGTGACAAAGATGTTTCATTGGGATTCTCTTTGATCACGGGACCTGCAGGATCTACTCAGTATGTGGAACTGAAGGGTGGTGTCAATCGTGATATTGACGCTGCCCTTTGGGATGAGATTAAAAAGCTCCCACTGGTGCCCGAACTCTTGGAGATGGGTGCCCTTCGAGTAGAAG